GTGGTGCAGCAGGTTCTAGTATTTTTACTCTAGCGGCAGGTACTTCATTTACCCCCGGACAATTAATTGCTGGTACAGGTATTGCCCAAGGTACATTTATTACTTTTGTAAATGGTGCAACTATTACTGTTAACCAAGCATTTACAGGGCAAGTATCTGGAACAGTAACATCGTATGCCCCGGGCGGTAATGGCACATACCAAACTAGTGCTACACAAGGCACTTTATCTGGTTCAGTAACAGGTACAACTACTTATCCAGCACAAACTTGGTTAATCCAAAACGTACCAACAACAACAACTATGGTTTTACCAATACAGTTAGCCAATGGTGGTACTATTACAGTCCCCCCAACAGGAACATATTGGGGTGTAAATCAATGGGTGGGTAAGTCTGTTTACTACCAAGCTAGTTTGCCAGCTATTAGTTCTGTTGCGGCTCCTACAACTTCTACTGTTGCAGGTTTGACTGTTTACTCAACTGTTATCACGTTTGCTTCTGCGCATAATTTGAAGACAGGCGAGGTTATTATTATTTCTGGTTCTAATCCAACAGCTTATAATGGTATCTTCTCTGTAACGATCCCAACAACTAACCCAACTACCACTGCGTCTATTACATTTGGTACTACAACTCCGGGTTCTTATGTGTCCAGTGCAAGTGCAGTAAGTCCGTATACAGCTCGCATTACAAGCAATACAACTAGTGCAATTACTTTTGGTGACATCATTACTGGTAATCCAATGCCTAATTCTCCTGCATCTGGAAACTTATATCAGATTGGTTTGATTGACCGTGGTCAATTATTGCCAAATACGTTGTTGTTGAACTCTTCTGCTACTTGTTTGGTTGAGTTAATTGCTTCTACACCTACTAACCAAGTGTCTTTGCAAAATGCAAACTTTGTTGCTTTAAATACATTAGGTTCTTATAACTCGTTTGCTGAGCAAGATTTAAGTTCTATTGCGGTGTCAGGTGGTGAGGTTGTATATGCGTTTTCTACCCCTCCTAATGGTTTGCAACAGCTTGATTTGTCTAACTTCTTTGCTGTATTGACTAACATTAAAGGTAACGTATCTGATATTTTGACGATTGCTGTTACTTCTTCTGCTGGTGCGACAGTTCAGGTTAACGTAGTTTGTCAGGAAGCGATGGCATAACATGGCTACTAAGAAGAAAGGCCCCTCTCTTGCAGTTGGTAGAGGCGAGAAACTTCCGGTTTCTCAGGGGGCCGGACTTACAGCTAAAGGCCGTGCGAAGTATAATAAGGAAACGGGGTCGCATTTAAAGGCTCCGCAACCTGAAGGTGGATCACGTAAAAAGTCGTTCTGTGCAAGAATGTCTGGTATGCCTGGCCCAATGAAAGATGAAAACGGCAAGCCGACACGAAAAGCTGCTAGTTTAAAACGGTGGAAATGCTGATGAGCGATATTGACCCAATTTCAACCGCTAGAGAGCTAGCAACCCACGCTAACGATATTCAGCACTTACAGGCAGATATGGATAAAATGGTTGAAGAAATGAAACAGATTAAAGAAGCTGTTCAAGCTATCCAGAAAACTCTTGTAGAAGCACATGGGGGCTGGAGAATGTTACTTGGTGTTGGCGGTGCTGCTGCACTTATCGGAGCTATTATGGCTAATCTATTTCAAGGTTTTTGGAGCAAATAATGGCTAAAGCACCAAACCCAAACCAAAGCGGATTTGACTTTGGTGATATTGATGAAGTAAACCTTAAAGATAACGCTGAAAAAGCACGTCAAAAAGTAAAAGACTTCTATACATCAGACCCAGAATACGCTAAAAAAGTAGAGCAACGTGAAGAAGCTAAAAAACAAGACGAGACAATGCGTGAGATAGTTAAGGAGAAAGCAGCTAAAAGAGCTGCGGCACAACCTTCTATGATCTCCCCTAGCGGTAATACAACTGCAGCCGGACGTGGTACAGCCTATAAAGGTGGTAGTGGCGGCGGTAGCGGCGAAGGCGCAGCAGCAGAGCTTAAAATGCTAAATAACCCCAAGGCTATGAAAAAAGGTGGCAAAGTGAAAAAGTATGACGGTGGAGGGTCGATACGCATTGATAGGTCTCCGAAATATTCCGATTCTCAAATGGCTTCTGTTAGAGAACAGTTAGACAAAAATGAAAAAGCCGCAAAACCCGAGAACGATAAAAATGTTGCTCGATACAACAAAGCCATGGATGAAGTTACAAAAAGAACCCAACCAAATATGTCTAATATGAACCCCGCTGGCGATACGTTTAAAAAAGGTGGTGTTGCCAAGTGCCCTATTAATGGTATAGCTTTACGAGGTAAAACCCGTGCCAAGCACAAGTGAAAAACAAGCTCGCCTAATGGCGGCAGTAGCCCACAATTTTGCTTTTGCTAAGAAAGTTGGTATCCCCCAATCTGTTGGCAAAGACTTTAATAAAGCCGACAAAGGTAAAAAGTTTGGTACTGGGGGCGGGGTAGGGCAAACTCAAGGTGGCAAAGGAATGATTAACCGCCAAGAGACCCGTGCTGGTAGTGTTTTTGGGCAGAAAAAAGAAGTACCTAACATTAATTTAAACAAGTATATTGGTAAGAAAGAGGGCGGTATGGCTAAGAGCGACATGAAAGAAGATATGAAGGCTGATGTAAAGCAAGATAAAGCCATCGTTAAAAAAGCATTTAAAATGCACGACAAACAAGAACATAAAGCCGGTCCAGGTACTGACTTATCTAAACTTAAAAAAGGTGGTATGGCTATGAAGAAAATGGCAAAAGGTGGCGAAACAATGGGCCCTAAGTCTATGTCTAAAGATGTAGAATCTGGCTCAAACAAACTTGGTAAATTTGGTCAATCCAAAGTCCAAAAGCGTGGTCTTACTAAAGGTACTAACCTTGGTGATTCCGGCCCTACTAAAATGGCTCGTGGCGGCGGTATTGAATCTAAAGGTAAAACTAAAGGTAAATTCATTACTATGTGTGGCGGCGGTATGGGTAAGAAAGCTAAATAATCATGGCTATGGATAAAGACGAAGTAAAAGCAATGAAGGCTAAAGAAGCCAAAAACCGTAAAGCTGCATTAGCTGCCTCTGCAATTCACGATGCTGACGTAATGGACAGAATGAGAAGTTCTATGGGCGCACCGACAGCAGCACAATCTGCTATGCCTGCTCAACCTCCAGCCCCTGTAGATCAGATGGGCAGTCCGACTGGTATGAAAAAAGGTGGTAAGGTTCGTTCATCAGCATCTAAACGTGCCGATGGTATCGCAGTAAAAGGCCATACCCGTGGCAAAAATTGTTAATAAGGAATAGTAAAATGAAAATGGTAAAAGAGGCTATTGAGCCAATCGCAGGTCCAGACATGGTTCACCATGATGACTTTATTTCCCAACATGAGGAAGGCGCACACAAGCACCACTCTAATGAGTATGCTAAGCACAAGCAGTCACACATGAAACACTCTGACCATATCAAGAAGAATTTCAAAGGTAAATGATGAGACCGTCTCGTGGTATGGGCGACTTAGCTCCTTCTAAAATGCCTGGTAAGAAAATTATCAAGCGTAAGGATAAGCCACAGGATGTTGAGATGTATAAAGAAGGTGGAAAAGTTGGTCTATACGAAAACATTCATAAGAAGCAGGCACGTATTAAAGCTGGTTCTGGTGAAAGAATGCGTAAAGTTGGGTCTAAGGGCGCGCCTTCTAAAGCGGACTTTATTAAATCAGCTAAGACTGCAAAGGTAAAGAAATAATGACAGCTGTATCCCCAAAAACCCCACCTAGGGTACCTACTAGTACAGAAGGTATGAAAAAAGGTGGAATTGCTAGAAAAGTAACTGCTAAAAAGACCGTTAAGAAAAAGGCTAAGTAATGGCATATACATCAGGCGTTAGTACATTCAATCTTCAACTAACCGAAATAGTTGAGGAGGCTTTTGAACGTGCTGGTCTTGAGATGCGTTCTGGATATGATTTAAGAACAGCTCGCCGTAGCCTTAACTTGCTTACTATTGAATGGGCTAACCGTGGTATTAACCTGTGGACTATTGAGCAGGGTCAGATTCTTATCAATACAGGGCAAAACAGCTATCCGCTACCTGTAGATACTATTGATTTGCTAGACCACGTTGTACGCACGGGTACTGGAACAAACCAAATTGATATTAATATCACTCGCATCTCTGAGTCTACATACTCTACGATACCGACTAAGAATGCACAAGGCCGACCTATTCAAGTGTGGATTGACCGCCAAACAGGACAGTCTAATACAACAACAGCTACTCTAGTAGGTAATGGTTCTAACGGCAACGGCGGCATATCTGCTACAGATACAACAATTCAGTTAAACTCTACTGTAGGTTTTGCAACTACGGGCTTTATCCAGATTGGCTCAGAAATTATTGCGTATGAAAATATCTCAGGAAATCAGCTCTTATCTTGCTGGCGTGGTCAAAACAATACAACCGCAGTTTCTCATGCATATAACGCTGCTATTATTGTCCAGAAGCTTCCAAATATTAACGTTTGGCCTACTGGTGATGGTGGTGGCCCTTATACTTTCATTTATTGGCGTTTGCGTCGTATGCAAGATGCTGGCGGAGGTATTAATGTCGAAGATATTCCGTTTCGTTTCATTCCAGCGATGGTTGCTGGACTAGCGTATATGATTGCAGTTAAGAAACCAGAAGTAGACCTACAAAGAGTAATGGGGTTGAAGATGGCTTACGATGAAGAATTTAAGAATGCCGCAGAAGAAGATAGAGAAAAAGCTTCTATTCGGTTTGTACCACGACAGTTGTTTTACTAATTAGCTATGCCATCAAAGTTTGCATCGGGTAAATATGCAATCGCCGAGTGTGACCGGTGTGGGCAACGCTATAAGTTAAGAGAACTGAAAAAAGAAGTTATTAAGACTAAGCTGTTTCAGATTAAAGTTTGCCCTACTTGTTGGGACCCAGACCACCCTCAGTTACAGCTAGGTATGTACCCAGTTAACGACCCACAAGCAGTACGGGAACCACGTACAGATATAAGCTATGAAGCATCTGGTTTGGATATAAATGGGTATATTAGCGGCGGTAGTAGGGTAATCCAGTGGGGCTGGGCTCCAGTAGGCGGGGCTAGTCTTTTTGATACGGTGTTAACACCGAACTATTTAGTCAGTACAATAGCAGTAGGTACAGTAACAGTAACAACAACTTAGGAGCAGCAAAATGGGATATAAATCAGGCGCAGATGGCGTTACCCAACACGGTAAAACTAAAGGTAAAAACCTAGGGGATACTGGTCCAACTATTGGTATTGAAAAGGGCAAGAGTAGCAAAGGTGCACGTAATGTATCCGGTAAAGCTATGAAAGCTGTAGGCCGTAATATGGCCCGTGCCAACAACCAAAGAGGTCGTTAATATGGCTAAAGAGATTAAAGCTACTAAGAAAGATAGCCCTGCTATTACCTTAGGCAAAGCCCGTAATAATAAACCTGCAGATTCGTATGCAAAAAATGGTACTTCTGTTAAAGCAGGGGAAAGCCCATTTGAAACTTATGTAACTGAAAAATCAGCTAAAGAAGCAGGATTAACAGACCCAGTACCTAATGGTGTTAGTTACGCAGTTTCCAAGCCAAAGCGTGATGGTGTAGAAACTCGTGGAAACGGTGCTGCTACTAAAGGTCGTAAAGCTTATGGGCCATTGGCCTAGTAGGGTAAACCCGAATGAACTACGAAACGTTATATAACAACATTCAAGCCTACGCTGAGAACACAGAGTCTTTGTTTGTAGCAACTATTCCTGTTTTTGTACAGGAGGCTGAAGACCGTATATATAACTCAGTTCAAATACCTTCTTTACGTAAGAATGTTACGGGCACTTTAACTGCAAGTAATCCGTATTTAGCACTACCTGTAGACTGGCTATCTAATTATTCTTTAGCCGTAATAGATTCTAATAATAACTATAGCTACCTTTTAAACAAAGACGTTAATTTTATTAGAGAAGCATTTCCTACAAATACAGCTACAGGCCAGCCACAGTACTATGCTTTATTTGGTAATCAAATATCTAATCTAGAAGACTTAACGCTAATGCTAGGGCCTACCCCAGATAGTAACTATAACGTAGAAATGCATTATTTTTACTACCCACCTACAATAGTTCAAGGGCAGATAGCTACACTAGGTACTATTAATGCGGGCTCTTTATACACTAATGGTGTATATCAAAATGTACCTTTGACAGGAGGTTCCGGTGCTAATGCAACTGCTGATATCGTTATTTCCGGCGGAGTCATTACATCCTGTACCCTTACTTTTGGCGGCAATTTTTATGTCGTGGGCGATGTTCTTTCTTGTACTTCCCTTGGCCCTACTGGTAGCGGGTTTTCTATCCCGGTAGCTTCTGTTACTAATGCTACAGGTAAAAGCTGGCTTGGCGATAATTTTGACCCCGTTTTATTTTATGGCGCTATGCGTGAAGCTATGATTTTTATGAAAGGTGAAGCGGACATGGTTAAGTACTACGAAGATAAATTTCAAGAAGCCATGCTTATGCTTAATCGTTTGGGAACTGGTAT